TTTAAGTGCCCTCAGACCTACAAATTCAGAAGTGGAATTCGTTCGGGCAGAATTTGATATCAAGGTGTTTCGAAATTAGATCGTAAGTGTGTATTATTTCGTTATAAGTCGAAATGGGCGAAAATTCGTCTTCAACGTCTAAAGCTGGTCACGAGGTTTTGTCGCCGAGACGATTACGTAATGGTTCGGTGTTACCCAATTCTAGTGACGTCATAACGTCAGCGAATAATCGAGCGAACGAAGATACCGATTTTCAACGACCATCGTCAGTGCTACCACAATCACACCCAGTACCAGGTGACAATCAGTTATTAACCAATGCACTGTTATCGCTAATGGAACAAAACAAAGTGTTGTTGTCGAGATTGGTAAATGATAGCACACCACCGCGTATGCAGTCATGTACACCCAATAATGGTTACTATGTTATGCCAGATTTTAATCATTCACTTACTGATTTTTCCGGACGTGAGTCTAACGCGGAGGCTCGAGCATGGTTGCATTCGATTGAGAGTGTAGCAAAATTACACAATTGGCCTGATAATTTTAAATTGGAAACAGTTCGGTCGAAGCTCATAGGCCCATCCCATAATTGGTACGTCGGTCGTACTTTTTCTAACTGGACTAGTTTTGTTGATCAATTTACTAACACTTTTGTGGGACATGAGCAATGTACTGTTGATCGTGTAAAAATAATGTCTAGTCGTGTTCAGTTGAAAGGTGAATGTGTTATTGAGTACTTCCACCACAAAGCTCGGTTATGTCGCGAGATTTTATTGCCGTTTCAAGAAGCTAAGATGCAAATAATTGAGGGATTATATTATAACGATATGTGTAATTACCTCGTGGCACGAACTCATATGAGTGAAGATGATTTATTGACAGATATAAAGTCGTATAATAATTTGCGAAATGCAAGGTCTAGTCGATTTCGGTCGGCAGAAGCTACGGATTCGTTCAATAAGAACAATGGTTTTTCGTTCAATCGTCGCACAGANNAGAACCGTGATACCGTTCAACGTTTACCTCCTGAGATGAAGTCCAGTGTACCAAAGGATATGTCCAATGTCACATGCCACCGGTGTGGTATAAAAGGTCATATTGCTCCAGCGTGCACAGTCAAGGTACAACGAACTGAAAAACGATCCTGTTTCCGGTGCAATGGTCATGGACATCTAGCACGAGATTGTCCACAGAATAGAAGTAGCCAACATCCAGCCAGTCAGATGAGTGATCATGGTGAGAATGTATCAATATTGGAAAGACCCCCCCAAGATATTGTACCCCCGTATACTTTAAGTGCCAAAATTATGTATCCTAATGGTAATTGTTCTAGCATAACTGCTCTTTTAGATACAGGTAGCCCTGTTAGCCTCCTTAAATCAATGGTAGTCTCGTATACATCTGGTATTAAGCCACCCCCCTCAGGTTTAATTGGTATAAATGGTTCTATGCTTAATATTATTGATGAATTTTTTGCTGACTTACATCATGTCGATCTTGATGCACCAATTAATTTGAACTTTAAAGTAGTACCTGATAGCACAATTCAGACTGATTGTCTGTTAGGACGGAATTTTCTTGCACACCCTCGAGTTAACATATCAGTGATAGATGGACAATTTACCATTACTTTTAAACAAACTGACAACGTTCCATTTAACGAAATATTATCTTTAAATTTTGACTTAAATAATTATAGTGAACTTGACATTGACTTGAATATAAATGATAAATTAAGTAATGAAGTTATTACCAATGTAAAACAAATATATATTAATAATTATGTTAAACATTGTGCACAGGATATTGATGATGACCCCCCTGAAATGCGTATACAGTTAAAAACCCATAATTCTTTTTATTTCCGTCCACGACGATTATCATATTATGAAAAAGAAAAATTGCAAATAATACTTGATGACATGATAAAAAAACAAATTATACGTCCGAGTACGTCCGAGTTTAGTAGCCCGATTGTTCTTGTAAAAAAAAAAAGTGGAGATCTGCGACTTTGTGTCGATTATCGCGAACTTAATAAACATATTGTAAAGGATAGGTACCCATTGCCGTTAATTGACGATAATTTGGATTTACTCCGTGGAAAAAAATATTTTACTTGTTTTGATTTAAAAGATGGATTTCATCATATTTATGTAGCTAAAGATTCAATAAAATATACTTCTTTTATAACTCCCCTGGGACAATTTGAATACTTAAAAATGCCATTTGGTTTAGCGACGGGTCCTGCTTGTTTTAGTAGATTTATTAAAAATATTTTCGACGAATTTATCAGAAAGAAAGAAGTAATTGTTTATTTTGACGACATTATGGTGGCCACTGAAACTATAGACGAACATCTCGATATATTAACTCGAATATTAACCACCATGAAAAACAAAAAATTAGAAATTCGCTTAGATAAGACTCAATTTTTAAAATCTGAAGTTATTTATTTAGGTTACCGCGTTAGTGCTGATGGCATTCAGCCAAACCCCAAAAACGTTGCTATTATTGATAATTACCCTATACCGTCGAATCATAAAGAACTCCATAGTTTTATCGGACTTGCATCTTATTTCCGGCGATTCATTCCAAACTTTGCGTTATTAACTCAACCATTATATAAATTATTAAAAAAAAATATTATTTATGAATTTGGGGAGGAACAATTAAAATCATTCGATATTATTAAATCCAAACTTAATGCTCAACCACTCTTATCAATTTATGACCCTAATGCTCAAACCGAATTACATTGTGACGCGAGTAGTCAAGGGTATGGTGCAATATTGCTGCAACGACAAAATGACAATAATTTCCACCCTGTTTTCTATTTTAGCCATCGAACCACTGACGTAGAATCTAGATACCACAGTTATGAACTCGAAATGCTGGCAATAGTAAACGCTGTTAAACGATTCCATATTTATTTGCAAGGTGTCCACTTTAAGATTGTCACTGATTGCAACAGCATTACATTAACTTTACGTAAGAAAGATATCAATCCGCGTATTGCAAGGTGGGCGTTATTTCTGCAAAATTATTCGTATGAGATAGAACACCGTCCTGGGTCAAAAATGCAACACGTAGATGCACTAAGTCGTTGTCGACACATACTGGTATTGGAAGGATGTACTTTTAACCAGACACTCGCTATTAGGCAAAGTACTGACCCCGAAATTAAAAATCTAATTAAAACACTCGAAAAATCGGAACACCCCTTATTTGAGATGCGTAATGGGTTGGTGTATAGGAAGCACGGTGACAGACTTTTGTTCTATGTTCCAGCCGGCATGTATGATCAAATAATCCGAACATGTCACGATGATATGTGTCACATAGGTGTTAATCGTACAATAGAATCTATAAAACAAGTTTATTGGTTCCCAAAGTTGACTGAACATGTAAAAAGATATATAAAAAATTGTTTAAAATGTATTATATTTTCTCCCAAGGAAGGGAAAGTGGAAGGATTGCTAAACATAATTGATAAGGACAACAAGCCATTCCAAACTATTCACATTGATCATTACGGCCCACTCAATAAAACAAAAGGTCGTTTTAGGTATATTCTAGTCGTTGTAGACGCTTTTAGTAAATTTCTTAATTTATATCCCGTTCGTTCTGTCACCACTAAAGAGACCTGTTCGAAACTAGCACAGTATTTTTCATACTACAGTAAGCCAGTTAAAATTATATCCGATCGTGGATCGTGCTTTCGATCTGACGCTTTCCGAGAATTTTGTACACAACATGAAATTAAACATATTATGACTGCAGTGGGATCGCCACAGTCGAATGGCCAGGTAGAACGATATAATCGTAGCCTCACGGTAATGCTATCTAAGTTGATGCATGAACATAGCCAAAATTGGAACGAAAATCTAAATAAGATACAATTTGCAGTAAATAATACTATCAATAGATCCATCAACAACACACCAAGTAAACTTCTTTTTGGTATGAATCAAGTAGGAAACACTAATGACTATGTTAAAATTTATTTAGAAACATTAAACGAAAATGATAACGATAGAGAATTTGAGACAACTAGACAAAACGCATTTGATATTACACGACAAAACCAATTAAAAAATAAGGCCTACTATGATATTAAACATAAACAAGCCAATACTTATTCTTTAGGTGACTATGTTATGGTAAGAAACGTTGATACAACTCCAAATACATGTAAAAAACTTATACCAAAATTTAAGGGACCATATAAAATACTTAAAATATTACCCAACGATAGATATGTTGTAGCTGATATTGAAGGATATCAAGTAACACAAATACCCTTAAATACCGTTATTGCTGCCCGAGACATAAAACCCTGGTTTACATTTAAGAAAAATGACTGATAATTATTTTAATTTGTAATTGTATTATATACTTTATTTATTTTGTTTTGTTTATGTGAACATTTTTAATCATTATTTTGTAATTATATAGATAAATTGTATAGAATAAGACCATGATCGAGGTCGATCAATATTGTCAGGAAGGCCGAGTTGTAGCGGGATATCCTCCCGAA